GGGTGGAACAGTTGATGGGACTCGAAGTGGGGTGGACCCAATTGCCAACCGAGTGGATCGCCTCCGACTCTTAGGAAATGGCGTTGTACCCCAATGCGCAGAACTTGCATGGAGAACTTTATGGAAACAATTAAACGACAAACACGATGATTGACCCAATAGAACCTAACGACGATTGGCTTTGCGACGAATACTGGGGAGTCGAGGAAGACGAGGATGACGAAACCGAAGAAGAGGAAGATTGAAAAGTTGCTCACCCTGCCCGAAGCACACAAGGCGTGGGAACGCTTTTGGAGCAATACTCGAATTCTCGGATTCACCGAGGACGAGTATGGGGAGAAGCAAGCTATTCGCACGGATGTCCAACGAATCATGCCTGAGAACTACGGGAGTTTGAATTTTACGAACAAGAAGAAATGAGTGAGGCCAGTAGACAGTGTATTCATGAGTTCAAAGCTTTGCTCCATAGGTGGGAAGAGGAGAGTGATTTGGAGCAGCAGGACATCCTGGACTGCGTATCGGACGCATTGAACGAGTACTACAAGGAAGACGTCATTGAATTCGAATCTGAGATTGACGAGGAGGAGGAATGAACGTTCACCAACCAACTAAGAAGATAAGCTCTTGGCCGCAAATGGTTGTCCGTTTGACCAAAGAGCGGGATGAATTGATCAAGGAGAACAAGGAACTCAGTAAGGAGAACTTGGAACTCAAGAGAAGATGTTCCGACCTATGGAGAGAACTTACGGAGGAAAGGGCAAAGAGTGATTCGTGAAATGTCCACCAGGATTCAACCCAGTCTTTTGGAGAAAATACGGGCGAGCAATACCCGACTCAGTTGCCGAACTACCACGGTGCGACTTGAAAAAGCTGGGTCCACCATGCTCGAAATTAAGCCAAGAGACGTTGGAACGGATTCGGAGGGATGGACGGTTGGGCCGGAAGAAATCTCGGTCCAAACGCTCGAAGAAGGGATTATCGTAGGTATGGAGATCCAAGCGAGGGAATGAAGCTAACCCTCCAACCCGATGAAGTCCAAGTCTGCCAAATGATTGGCCGGATGCGTACATTGATTGCCCGTGGTAACGGGGTGCGTGACGCGAAGATGGGCAACCAGGACGGAGCGGAAGCAGACGTGATGGGCATGATGGCAGAATACGGATTTGCCAAGCAGATGAACGTCTTTCCCGACTTGGGACTTACACCTAGAAGCGGATCTGCGGATGGGGTAATGCCAAGTGGTAACCGTTATGACGTCAAAGCATCCAAGCACAAAGGTGCAAGATTGCTTTCCACACTCAAGGTAAACCCCGATGTGGATGTTTATGTTCTTTGCGTGGTCGATGGATCGACCCTCGACTTCAAGGGATGGGTCCATAAGGAGGAACTTATTCTCGACAGGAACAAGACCGACTTGGGACATGGGGTAGGGTATGCACTGACGCAGGAAAAGCTTAGACGGTTCGAGTGAACACAACAAAAGGAATGAAGATAAAAGAATTTGATATTACAAGCGAGATAACCAAAGAGGATATTCGTGAGGTTTACCGAAGGCTTGAGGGAATTATTGCGAAAGAAGAGTTTAATCTACAGATGGGCAAATTTGAGTCCGAAGAACATTCTATCGATGAAAAAAAGCGAATAACTTCTGTGAAGAAAATCAGTCATTACATGAGGGATTTGCTTAACTACAACAAAAAGCTTCCTGCTTTAAATGCCTAAGATAACCTACACGGACGAAGTAAACGCTCACTTCGGAATTCCTTGGACGGATGACTTGAAGTACGACAAGGGCGAGCTAGTCTGTGCGTTAACCCCCGAAGAGATAGATCGCTTGACCATAGAAGACCCAGAGCGAGCGCAAACCCTTACCCGTCTATTAATGGATCAACCTGCCTCCGAGAAAGAAGATCCTATCCAATGGGGATGGACTTTGCCCGGTTGGCGCAGGGTGATGGAACGGTTCGACAAGGACAAGATCCATGTAATTATGGGAGGGAATCGGAGTTCAAAGACTTTTTTTGCTAACCGTATGCTGTTGCATTTGGCTCAATCTATCCCCGAAGCGGAGATTCGCTCGATGCATGTCTCAGAGGAAAGATCAATAAGTGATAGCCAACGCTATATATGGCAAAACTTGCCTGGTCGCTACAAGAGGACAAAGAAGAAGAGTTCAAATCATAGTCTCCAGTACAACCAAAAGAATGGGTTTAATGCAGGTAAAGCAATCCTGCCACCTACAGATCCAAACGCAGAGCGGGGTTCGACAATATACTTCAATAATTATCGGCAATATATGGCAGACCCGCAAATCTTCGAGGGTTGGTCTGCTCATTGCATTCACATGGACGAGGAGGTTCCCGAAAGTATCTTCAACACTTTGCTTGGTCGAACAGTTGACTATCATGGTCGCTTGATTCTGACTTTCACAACTCTTCAAGGTTGGACACCTTTGATCAATAGTTTGCTCAAGGGTGCGGAGACGGTAAGGACTAGGTATAGTGAAATCCTGCAAAGGGAGTTACCAGTTGAGCAAGTCTCCGCAAATTGGCCCGACTGTCGGATACATTACTTTTGGACTCAGGATTCGCCCTTTATTGATGGCAAGGAATTGATTCGCACTTACTCCAAGCAACCCCAGGAAGTAAAGCTTGCCCGACTTTTCGGAATCCCATCCAAAAGCTTTGAAGGCCGCTTCCCAAAATTTAACCGCGAGTCCAATGTGATTGAGCATGAACAAATCCCGTTCATCAAAGATCCGTCCATTGATGTTACCCGTTACTTCATTTGCGATCCGGGTGGTAGCAAACCGTGGGTAGCCCTATGGGCAGGTGTCATGCGGGACGGTAGAATATTCATCTACCGCGAGTTCCCCGACAGCACGATGGGTGCTTGGGCATTACCCCATGTGAACGGAGCAGGCAAGAGCGTAGGCAAACCTGGTCCCGGTCAGCGTCCACTCGGTTGGGGTTATATTGATTACAAGAATCACTTCGAGGACTTGGAAGACGGGGAGGACATATTTGAACGAATCGTTGACCCGCGAATGGGAGCGGCCACGGTTAGAACCAAAGAGGGTGAGTCGAATATTATTAACACGATGAGCAACCTTGGGTTTGTATTTCGTGCCGCACCTGGCGTGGACATCGAGGCAGGGATTGCAAAAATCAACGATGCACTCAGTTGGGATGATACCGAACCCATGACGGTTGATAATACCCCGAAGCTATTCGTCAGCGACAGGTGTGACAATACGGTTAGTTCAATGATGGAATACTCAGGGCAGAGCAGATCCGAACATTGGAAAGATCAGATTGACTGTCTCCGTTACTTAATGGTGAGCGGGGCAGATTACATAAGCGAATCAAGCCTCCAAGCAACGGGTGGCGGAGGGTACTGAATGAAAACAAAACTAACGGAAGAATTTACCTTTGAGGCGGCTCATAGGATACGAAACAAACGCAAGGAGTACGGAGAACTGCATGGTCATTCGCATCGTGTATTCGTAACCATTAGTGGAGAACCCGACCCGGAAGTCGGATGGTTAATGGATCAGCAAGAGTTCCGCGAAATTGTTGGCCGAGTAATCCAAAGGCTTGATCATAGATACTTGAACGAGTTCCTTGAGCAAACAACTGCGGAATCAATCGCATTGTATTTATTCAAGGAGATTGCAAAAAACCTTTGCTTTAACGAACTGAAACTTGAGTCGGTCAAGGTTTGCAAGACAACCACACAAGCGGAGGTATTAGCATGATCAAATCAAGGTTGGTATATTTAGCCGGACCCATTTACGAGCAGGACGATACCTGCATTCGTTGGCGATCAATGGCGGCTAGGATATTAAAAAAGAAGAACATAATGTCCTTGAAACCCACTGATGCAGACTACCGTGGGAAAGAAACAATTGCGGGAATGGCCGACAGGATCGTTAAAAAGGACAAGGGAGACATCGTTTACTGTGACACGATCTTGGCAAAGTGTGACCATCCGAGCTACGGGACGGCAATGGAGATTATGTTCGCTTGGAGTCTGCAAAAGCAAATTGTCGTAGTGACTAACTCAAAGAGTCCGTGGATTCAATACCATGCCGATCATATTTTTCTAACCTTGGACGAGGCGTTAAAAAACTTCGAGTTCCCTGACTTCGATGCAGGAGTAAGCGAATGATCGTCATGCCATCCAACAACGCCAAAGGCATTGTCCATTATTGGGCAGGTCTTGGTTATCCAGTTGGTTGGTTGTTTACTCCTGAGAACTGCGTAAGGGAACCCGTCAGGTGGATGCCCTATGCAATCGACAACGGACGATTCAGTGTGTGGTCAGCAGGCAAAGAATGGAACGAATTCGATTTCACCAAGATGCTTGATTACTACAACGAAACCTTGCTCAAGCCAAGATGGGTAGTTGTCCCCGACTGCGTGGGTAATCGAGACGAAACCCTGAGAGAATGGGACAAGTGGTATCCGATCCTCAAACAATCATACGACCACACATGGGCATTCTGCGTACAAGACGGGATGACCCCTGCCGATGTTCCATCCGAAGCGGAAGTGGTCTTTGTGGGAGGAACCAAAGAATGGAAACTTAGAAACCTTACAATGTGGACTGAATCCTTTGACCGAGTTCACGTCGGAGCAATCAATTCATTCAAGGTTTTATTGCGATGCCAAGAACTCGGAGTCGAGTCAACCGATGGTACTGGATGGTTCCGTGGACCCAAGATGACAGAGGCATTGGAGAGGTACTTCAAAGTACAATCTGGTGAGATTCAGTTGCCCAAGCAGACTGAGCTTGCACTAGCATAACTACACCACGCTACGATTGCGTTGACCTGTAAGGCGTATTGCCTTACAATCTGTAACGCAATGTTGTCAGCAGCAGATCCCGAACTTCTCTATGTATCCAAGAAGCCCG